GTGATATCGCCATGCTTCACAAGTGTTTTCGCGTTTTTGGCCTGGGCAGTCTCGTTGAAGTACCCATAGGCGTAAACACCTTCGCTGCGCTTCTCGAGAAGCGCGTGGCCCAGCACGTTCTCCGGGGAACCATGGCCGTGCTGCCAGACCATCGGCACTCTCTCGGAGTCCTGATGATCGAACGTACCCGGAAGGATGGTTCGACCGTCGGTGCATCGCAGGCCGAACTTCGTGGCCCAACCGCTGAAGTCGGGCTTCACGGCAACGGCCGAATGCATCAGGCTGTTCTCCGGCGAAGAGTCACCGAAGTCCAGTCGGGACTTTTCTCCCATTTTGACTGTTCCTTTCGTCTTTTGGATCTTCGGCGCTCTTAGAGCGCAGCTAGCTTCTGTTTGGCGATCGCGATCCGGCCTCTAACTCTGGTGGCAAGGGCTTTGAGATCATCTATCGAAGCTTCCGATCCTGAGCTCGTCGACTTCGACTTGGAGCCTCCGGATTTGCCAGATGTTTGTCTGGCTTCAGTCTTCAGCTCCTGTTTATGCTTGTCGCGATACTTCTTGTTCTCACGAGCAGCTTCAGCTTTCTCAGCAGCGCTCTTAGGCTTGTCTTTCTCTTTGGCTGCGCGTTCTTTCTTGGCTTTCGACTTCCGATTCTCAGAAGCTTCTTCACGTGCCTTCTTCGTGATCAGAGCTTCCAACTTTTGAAGTTTATTCTCCATTCTTTGAATGACGGCTTTGAGTTCTCGCCGTTGCTTAGCTTTAGCTGGAGAATCTTTCTTGGAAGCAACTGATTTCATTGCCCGATTGAAACTCTTCTGGAGATTACTCGGAGATACCCCAGATCCTTTCTTACGACCTTTGAGCTTACGAGTACGAAGATAGTATTGATGAGCTTTGGCCGGATCGTACTCATGCATCAATTGGTCAAGTTCAAATTCACTAGGAGTACGCATCAGCCGCCTCCTAAGACGGCATCAAGTTCGTCTTCTGTAGTAGTAAGCTCAGCAATCGTCGCATCCACGACCGGATCCGGAGCATCGATCTCTTCGGCCGTGGAATCGATGACCACCCCGGTATCTGCCTGAGGCATGTTGGAGTTGATCAGTGCATCTGCCTTGGGCTCGGGACGAGGCTTCATGCCGATTGCCTGCCGGATCTCGTTCGATGAGGTGATCTCGTTGCGAGAGAACTTGTCAGCGATGTCGGCAATGCCGCCTTCGCCGCCGATCGGAACAAACTTGAACGGATCTCGGAAGTACATGACCGTCTGCCCCTGCGTGCGCGCGGTCTTCGTGAGAAAAGTCCGTCGCATGGACTCGACGATCGCATCAAGCAGTGGCTCGATCGTTCTGGCATTGTAATTCAGCATGGCCTTTTCATCCGCCGTGCCGTTCATCACCTCAGGCGTCAATCCCAGTTGCGAATACAGCATGTTGGTGAGATACTCGACCTGCGCCATCAGATTGTTCTCTGCCGGACGATTGAGCTGCGTGATCTTCTCGGTTCCATCGGTGTAGGCAATGCCGTACTGGCTGCCTTTGAGCTGGAACTCGATATCCTTGCGTCTTTGCTCGGCTTGTTGCCTTCGAGCTTCAGACTTGATCACATACGGAAGTTGAATGATGATATCGAGCTTGCCCGAAGCGGATTGTTCGTCTACAGAATCAAGAAGATTGAGCTTGGCGATGAGACGCTGAAGCGTGGAGTTCGGCTCGTTCATCACCGCATAAAGAGGATTCTCGACAATAGCCACGGCGGCTTTTGGAAGCGTGATCTCTTCCCGCATGCCGCGAGCCTCGTTATAGAGACTCGTTCGGACGTGTTTGGGATACCACTGCACAACACGTCCTACACGCAGCGTCTTGATTTCGTAACCACCGGATTCTTCGGGCGAGAGTGTCGTATCCACAGGAACAATTGCGGCAATGCCTTCATCCAGCACCGTCATCACAATATCTTGCCGAAATGCCCTAGCTGCCTGATCGATATTGGCCTCTAGCTTCAAACAGTTGTTGAGACCGCTGTCAATGTCCTCCAAATATCGATCCTGATCATCTGTTCGACAATGTACCATGTTGACAGCAGCAACATCGATTCCGATCCGGGTATAGATCGAGGAGATGATCGAGCGTTCGTTGGAGAAACGAGGTCGATACCGGTCTGGACGACCGCCATATACGGAACCGTACTCGGCGGGGAAAGGTCTATTCCGAGCATCGTCGCTATCTGTAAACGCATTCCAAGCGTGTCTCAGCCTGTCGCCAAATTTAGCCATGTATCACCTCCTTTCTCTGTTCTCATGATAATCGTCATAGATCAAGCCTCCACATACATAAATTGATTACGTGTAGGCTCGACACCCGTTTCGAGAATCAAGACTTCAACGGATAATTGATCCATTCTTGCATCAACTTCAGGTTGAATAGCCACCTCAGTTGACAAAGCAAATAATTGTGCCGTAGCGTCCACATTGGCTACCTGAGCCTCAACGTTAAGCGTATCGACACGCGCGTAGTTCGGTTCGGTACCATAGATAAATATCAGTGATTCGATGCTTTCGCTGTACAAACGTCCACTGGCATCGAGACCAACCATCGGAGTCTCAATACTCTCGTCGAACGTACGTCCTTCAGTTGGCTCAGTGGTAGCCAGAAGCTCGAATGTTGCCGCCAACCAATTTCCCGTGACGGTTGCCGTGGAAGTTCTGGCTCCGGTGGCAGTCGTGTCCGTTTTGGTACCCGAGGCAACAGCACCGGCGAGAGATGTTCCACTGACGCTCTGTCTAACATCCATGCGCTCTATTGGAACTGGATTCGTACCACTGTAACCAGATTGATTAGCATTGGCATCAGTTGCCGAAATCAAGACGATCTCACTATTAGCCGCGCCCGGCGTAATATCCGGATAGGTAATCACCGTACCACTACCCGAATTAATACCCGATATTATGCCTACCGGAGTAGACCCTCGAGGCATTCCGCCATAGGCAAGAACCTGTGAGAATATAGTAGCTGCGCCGCTCAAAGTTAGAGTACCCCCCGTAACTCCAGCGGCATAGCGCTTCCATCGAACTTCAAAATTAACTGATGATCCATTAGTAGTGTGAGGAATGAGCGTATTCCATCCCGCTGGCCAACTAACCGTTCGTGTACCTCCCCAAAAGACACAACAAACCAAAATGTCATCAGGTAGCGCTATAGGCGGTATTATTGGGCTGGTGAGCAGTCCACCTACACTAGATCCCCCTGTGCCTCGGTAAAATGGCGCAACCGCAGGTGAGGCCATGATCTAGGGAACCGGGCCGATCTTCACACCAAATTCGGCAGCGTTAACTTCCGAACGCAACCAAGGTACTGCTGTTGCCGGATTGACCTCTTGTAGTTGCTTGGCAAACAATGGATCGGTCGAGAGTGCTTGTTCCGCTCCATCATAATCGTTTCCACTCGTACGTGTCACCGGTAACAAGCTGCGAAGAGCCGTGTCAGTCTTAGCTCCATAGGCATAAACTGTTACGCCGACGACAGTTCCAGTCACATCAGGTAAGTCCTCAAAACTATATGTGTCTTTATTGGCAGCAACGCTCGATCCCACGAAATCACCTGTACCAGGAGTGATATCGTCGACAAGTGCATAATTGTCAACAGAATTACCATCAGAACCAACCAACTGACTACTATTTCCATTGCCGCTGGGATATAGCGTACGAACTCGACATTCACCAATGAATGTGTTGTTAATAGCACCGGCACCATTGGCAAGATAGATATCATCGATATTGTATGCGCTTCCGCTAGAATGCTGCCAGCGCATACTATCGAATACTGTCTTAGTGCCGCCGTTCTTTGTATCTACATTAGTAGCCGAACAGACTGTAGCACCATTAACTTTAACCTCGACTGTTCCAACCGTATCTGAAAGAGTGGCTTTGACTTCAACGTAATATTGCGTATCGATAACGATCACACCAGGATCAGAACTTGCCAATAGACTAGCTCCAGAGCCACGATTAACCAGAATCTGACCCGTAGCACTAACATTTACCCGAACATGATCAGTAGCAAGAGCATCTGAACTGAGATAGAAATTCGGAGTCGTCTTAAGTGTTGACGGATGATACATAGAAAATCCGGCAATAAACGTCGCATGCTCGGCAGCCGCAGGAACCTGCCGGCCTAGATTAAGAAATCCTCCTGTGCCATAAGCACGAGGCCCAGTACGTGGATTAGTAGTATCGAACGTACCAGTAGCAGTAGACCACCCCTTACGAAGCAATTCAGTATTGTCATCGACATTGTCGAAGCCCTCTGTGAAGATAAGCGACATTTTACTCTCCTTTATGTGATCAACGTATGTTCGATAACCGCGCCAACCGATAGTCCTTCTGGGTTACCGACGGGATCACTAGGCACCATATCGATCACATCACCATCGTTGAGAGTAACCGTAGTCAAAGCTGTTGTCGTAGTTGTCCAACCTGTGCTAACGACATTCTCTATAAAATATGCGTTTACACCATTGATACGTACTCTTACCGCAATACTGGTGCCAAACAACAATTTTGCATCCACTCTAATAAGTTCTTTCGCTTCTCCAGAGGCTATGGCCACGCGAACCGGAGGCATTTCGAATGTTTCATCGACTGGACCGACAACGCCCATGTGCATCGTCATGTGACGTGGAGTACTGACCGGAGTTTGAAAATTCAGAGGATAAGGCGTTCCGTCTTCGTTGAACAGCGCGATTACTTCTGGATTGATCTCTGGATCGTATTCAGCATCTCCGTAAAGGAGGAATTGGCGAATGCGCTTATTCGTGACTCTCATTTAATTCCTCCTCTCATTCGAATGCCTCCTTGTTGGCCTTGTAAGCGATGTAGGCGTCCATGAGAGCCGCCACGTTATCGATCTTCTCCTCTTGACGCTTCTTCAACAGCTTGCGATTGCCGTTGGTGTCTTCCAATGTGATGGCGTTGCCCATGGCAAACGACATCAGAGACTGATCGAAGATGAGATTCCGATCCTCAGAGAGCTTCTTCAGTTCGCCTAGAGGCACTGACTCGGTCTTAGCCCCCTGAATCACCTTCTCGATACCGAAGGAACCGTTCTCCGCTTCCCAGCGAGCCACAAATTCCCGAGCATTGTACGGGTCGTAACCCAGACACCGAACGTCGTACTCGGAGGCGATGACAAAGGCGTCCAGATCTTCATAGACTTCCATCATGTCCAGAATGGTACCGGGCATGACATGGAGGCTGCCTTCGGTGATGAACTCCTCGTACTTCTGGCGCATAGCTGACTGAAGCATCATTAGCGTGCGTTCGGTGATATAGCTGCGAGTCTTCACGCCATAGTTATCCCCACCCAATGGGAAGAGAAAAGTGAACGCACAGAAGTCGTCACCCTGTGAGAGATCCGCTCCCAATGCGCATGGGAGCTGCCAGAATTCTCGAACACGGTGCGGAAGAGTCTCCTCATAGGTGAAGAAGTAGGTGTAGCCTTCCATCGGGATGCCGAAACGCTTGGCGAGAATATCGTTGCGCGCAGCAGGAGCTTTCTCCGCGCGCTCGACATCAAGCTGATAAGTCTCATATGTGACGGTCTGACCGAGATTGGGCTGAGCTTTCAACCAGGTCGCTGGATCCGCGACTTCCTCGAGTTCATCCAGCTTGTAATGCCAGATGGAGACATGAGGAGCTGTGTACTCGCCCTTGAGGATGTCCGCAAGTTCCATTTTGATTGTGTCACCGGAACCGTTGCGGACAGTGCCTTCCGAAGAGATAGCGACGATCAGATAGTCGTCCAGCTTGGACGCTCCCTGTTCCACCGCACCGATGACATCCTCTCGAAGATCTCCGGAAAGCCATTCATCGATGGTGGCGATCTTGGTACGAAGCCCCTGAAGCTTGTTGATGGCCATAGGCCGGATCTCGAGAAGCGAACCGGTCAAGAAGTTCTCGATTCCCTTCTTGGTGGCGGCCAGTTTCTGGCGAAGCATACGGTTGCCCGTCGTGTTCTGAATCGATCCCTCAGTGAGGAACTTGAACAATGGGCCTCGAGAACGAGTGATGGCGGTCCGAAACGGCGACATGACTTCTTCGGCCTGTTTCATCGTCGGAGCTGTGGTGATCTGATGCGTAGTGGCTGTGTCGACGGTCATGAAGTAAGACTGGATCGACATGGCATACATCGACTTGGCCGCACCTCGGGCCACGATGAGATACTGCTTGACCGTTAACCGTTTCTTGATCGTCCGCTTCTCGTAATGGCCGCCGTGACTTCCAGCCGTAGGAACATACACCGATCTCTCGACGAAGTAGTACCAGCCGAAGATCTGCTCAGCCCAGAGCTTGAAGGTGAACAGAAGGTGGAGGTCGCCGCCGTCCGTGAGAGTAAGTTCCCCCTCACAGAATCGAACATAACCCTCCACCGCCTGATCATCGTAGTAGATGTTAGGGTTGGCGATGAGCGAGTCGATACGATTCATCTCCATCGAGATCTCTCGATTGACAGGAATCTCTCCACGCATCACCGCGTCGCGGAACTGCCCGTAGTATATCGGTATAGCCGTATTGGACAGTGCCACGTATCCCTCCTCTACTAGGCCGCCTTCTTTGTAGCTCTCTTGACCTGCGTATTGAGCAACTGACTAGTTTGCTGTTGGCCCTGTTGCCGAAGGAGATTTGTGACGAACTTCCTAGCCGCAGGAGTAGTCATCTGTGCGACCTGAGTCTCGAGCTGCAGACGAGTAGCGACCTCTCGAAGCTCCTGATTGGACAGAGCCGCTGGACCGCTCTTGGCGAGCTTCGTCCGGGCCTCTGCTACTTTGATGGCGTCGGAATGCGCCGGATGATTCTCACCACCCTCGGTTTGAATCTTCGTCTTCTTCTTTTCCCCGTGAGGAACCACAGAAGTCGCCTTGGGCGCCGTAGCCACCGGAGAAGGTCGTGAACGACGGACACCCCAGTGCATGCCCCTGATCCCGTAATGCTCGAGAAACTCGCCGACGAACAATGTTGAATCCGAATGAGTCAGCCCTTCCGGAACTTCCTCGTCCAGAGAGTTCTTGTACAGCGAGATCAGCTTACGCTTGGCTGCTGCCATCTGTTCCGGAGTGGCCTTCAGCTTGTTACCACGAGCTGAGCCAGTCCCTCCGACGGAAGAGAGAACAGCTGCGGCAGCATGACAGCCATTTCGGTTCAGCGTGCCGTCGGGCTCGCGAACGGGGAGAGAATATC